GAAACCAAACAAGGCACAGCTAACCCCGCGTATCGCGGAGGCTTCACGGTCACCTACAAGAACGGCAACACCTGTCACGTTACCGATATGACCATGAGAGAATGGTGCGCTTCAAAAGGTTTTAATCATCGCTGTATTTCCAATCTTCGCCGTGGTAAACAAGGTATCCATAGAGGCATCATAAAGGTGGAGTACGACGATGAGCGAGAAGAAGATTGATACGCTTGTAGATGACATCTATGAGCTAGTCACCAAGGGTACTAAGAAACCCAATCAAGAATTCCTTTTTGGCATGGCTGCGTCGATCATGGACGCGGTGCGTAAACAACTCTGGGTCTCCTCCGCACAGCGGAACCCAGCGTTGCGTATGTCGAACATCGGCAAGCCATGTTCCAGGTCGCTTTGGTTTGAGATCAAGAGCGACGAGCAGCCTGAACCGCTTTCGCCTCAGACCAAGCTGAAGTTTATGATGGGCGACATTGTCGAAGCCTTCATTCTCTACTTGGCCAAGGAAGCTGGCCACGCTGTCACAGACCAGCAGAAAGAAATCGAAATCGACGGCATCAAGGGCCACCTCGACGCTGTCATCGACGGCGAACTTGTCGATGTTAAGTCTGCCAGTTCGTTTGGTATGAAGAAGTTCAAGGATGGTTCGCTGAAGGACGATGACCCGTTTGGTTACATCAGCCAGATCAGCGGCTATGCCAACGCCCTTGGCAAGGAGCGCGGCACGTTTCTGGCCTTCGACAAGAGCAGCGGCGAACTCTGCACCTACACGCACGAAGAAATCGAGAACAGTTCTGATCGCATCGCTAAGCTCAAGGATGTGATGTCTAAAGACCATCCTCCGGAGCGTCCGTTTGAGCCTGTGCTTGACAAGCAGAGCGGCCGTAAGAAACTGGGCATTAACTGTTCATACTGTTCGTTCAAAGATGCTTGCTGGTCTGATAAGGGTCTGGACCTCAAGTTCAAATCCGGTAGGCCCGTGTTCTTTGTTAAGGGAGAGGAAGTTAAACATGAGTTTTAAGTCCAACGAGAACCCAATGTTCCGGTCCAAGTTCAGCGAGGACATCTTCAAGCATAAGTATGCTCACGAAGACTGCTACACTTGGGCAGCTTTGTCGAAGACGCTGGTCAAGGATGTTTGCGGTGGTGTGCTGACTGATGATGAAGTTAGCGAACTGACCAACATGATCACAGAGTTGAAGTTTATTCCCGGTGGTCGATACCTGTACTACGCTGGCCGTCCTAACAAGTTCTTCAACAACTGCTACCTGTTGAAGGCAGAAGAGGACAGTCGTGAGGACTGGGCTAACCTGTCGTGGAAGTCTGAAAGCTGCTTGATGACCGGCGGTGGCATCGGTGTGGACTATAGTATCTATAGACCAGAAGGCGCTGTTGTGGCTCGCACAGGCGGCAGGGCAAGCGGGCCTCTGCCGAAGATGGAGATGATCAACGAAATCGGCCGCAGGGTTATGCAGGGCGGGTCTAGACGCTCGGCTATCTACGCCAGCCTCAATTGGAAGCACCAAGACATCTTCGCGTTTCTCTCGGCCAAGAACTGGTACGAGATGCCTTTGGGCAAGACAGGCTACAGCATTGGCCAGCTTAAAGAGCAGGACTTCAATTTTGCTGCACCGTTGGACATGACGAACATCAGCGTCAACTACGATACCGAATGGCTGCTGAAGTACTGGCAGACCGGAGACACCGGCATCGTGTTTCGCAAGAATGTCGAACAGGCTCTCAAGACTGCTGAACCTGGTTTTAGCTTTAATTTCTTCGACAAGGAAAACGAAACGCTGCGTAATGCTTGCACCGAAGTTACCTCGGCCGACGATTCGGACGTATGTAACCTTGGTAGCTTGAACATGGGGCGTATTGATACCTTGGAAGAACTGCGTGACGTTGTGGAGCTTGCCACAAAGTTTCTCATCTGCGGCACTCTGAAGGCCCAGCTTCCTTATGAGAAGGTCTATAAGACCCGCGAGAAGAACCGCCGATTGGGCCTTGGCTTGATGGGTATGCACGAATGGCTGATCAAGCGCGGCTATCGTTACGAGGTTACACCAGAGCTACACAAGTGGCTTGGTGTTTACAAAGGTGTCTCTGATGCTGTTAGCCGTTCTTATTCTGGCGCTCTGTCTGTATCTACTCCAGTGGCTAATCGAGCCATTGCTCCGACTGGCTCTATTGGCATTTTGGCGGGTACGTCTACAGGTGTCGAACCTATTTTCGCGGTGGCGTACAAGCGGCGATACCTGAAGGGTAACACCCGCTGGCACTATCAGTATGTGGTTGACAGTGCGGCGCAGGAACTGATCGACATCTACGGAGCAGACCCTGCCAAGATCGAGTCCTCGCTTGATTTGGCTCAGGACTATCGTCGTCGCATGGCGTTTCAGGCCGACGTTCAGGACTATGTCGATATGTCCATCTCGTCTACCATCAACCTTCCAGAGTGGGGGAGCAAGCTGAACAATGAAGACACTGTTGGCGATTTTTGTAACGCTCTCGCTTCTTATGCTCACCGGCTGCGCGGATTCACGGTGTACCCCAACGGTTGTCGAGGGGGACAACCCCTTTCTTCTGTGCCGTATTCTGAAGCTGTAGAAAAGCTGGGAGAGGAATTTGAAGAAGGTGTTGAGACCCACGACATCTGCGAAATCACCGGACACGGTGGCTCCTGCGGCATCTAAAGTTTGTGTGAAACGGTGCGGCCTAGACGAACAGAAGAAGGTTTGTCTGGGCTGCAACCGGACCATCGAGGAGATAATCCAACGTGGACTGGCCAATTAAACAAGTTTGGTACTCCGGTGGTGACAGTTCTGTAGCGGACTTCACACCGGAGTTTTGCTCTGCTGTGATTAAGTTTACCGAAGCTGTCCCTGAGCAGAAGGGCGCGGTGGACAATAACGAAATCAGACAACAGGTGCGGAACAACACCATATTCCCTGTGACAAGGGACTATGCAGAGTTTTGCCAATTGGTATTCGGAGTGGCAACAGTGGCCAATCGTGAAGCCGGTTGGAATTTTGACCTCACAGACATCGAGCCTTTGCAAATCTCAAGGTACGGTGTCGGGGAGCAGTACGGTTGGCACATGGACCTTAGACCCGCAGAAGTGGGCCAGCCGGTGCGTAAGCTGACGTTCAACGTAGTATTGAACGAAGATTACGAAGGGGGAGACTTCCAGTTTAGTTGGGGGTCTCCCTCCGCTCCTTATCGAAAGCGTGTCATAGACCAGCCGCAGCTAAAAGAAAGGGGAAGAATCTGTGTCTTCCCCTCATTGTGTTGGCACCGTGTTAAGCCGGTCATGGCGGGTGTTCGCTATAGTCTGACCGGGTGGATTACTGGTCCTTCTTTTAGATAAGACCAATTACCTCGCATTCTTAACCATCGAGGCTCCGAAGTAGAGACCAACGATGGCACTGACCAAGTGTGTATCCAAGGGTGTCAGGATCAGCCCCTTCATGGCTTGCCACTTGACGATTTCCTTACCCTCGGTAAAGAACCAGAAACCAGGGTTCCAGCTAGTGTAGCCCACGGTGACAGAGATTTCTGGCCAGAAGACCGGAACAATCTTGGGCCATAGGATGATGGCGAAGATTGCCGCCAAGGCGATTACACGGCGCGTGATCTGAAAGCCGGTGTTCTCGTAGCGGCGAGCCTCGTCTGTGGCCTTAGACTGCGCTGCCAAGCCATCTATGGCCCGCTGGAAAGCATCCTGCTTGGCCTTCTGGCTTGCGCTCCACATTGTCATCACGCCTGAGAGCAAGCCTGATCCAAGCATGGTCACAAGTTCAAGGGGGATGTTAGCGAGAGCCATATTGCCCCATCCTTTTTATAGCGGCCGCAGCAGCTTCCATTCTTGGTCGAATACCTTCCCTACCTCTTTTCTTGGCGTTCCGGTATTCGTCGTTATTAAGAAACTCTTTTGATGCTTCCAGATATTTACCTTGCTTTATAAGTTTTTGAGTTTTTTTGCTTTGGACCAAACTTCCCCTGTACCATTCTCCAAACAACGCAGCCTTGATGTCTTGTGGGTAGGAATCAAAGTCTGGAATAGCCTTTCTTATTTCTGGCAACCTCTGGTTAATATCTTTCATCAAGAGGGTCATAGCTTTTGGTTCGTCTATAGTCATTCCTGGCTTTACATCAGGTCCAGTATGGCCATACCCAATTGTCAAAACATCTCCCTTAGTAGGGATTCTAGCTTCGTTAATCATTCCTTCTAGAGGAACAAGATATCGTGCCATGTAAACCGCATCCGGAATTTCTTCAGGAGGAAGTAAACCAGATTGCGGAGCCTGACTAAGCAACCCCATACCAGCAAGGACTGTATCAAGTTCATTAGCCATGATTGCGCTCTCAGAACCTAAAATTATACTTAGCAGAAAGGAAAATCTGATCCAGCGACGGGAACCTGTTGGTCTCGCTCTGCGCCTGTGCTTCAAACTGCCCACCCATGCCAAAGGGGTTGTTTACCATGAGACCAACCTGCGGCTTCATAAGCCCATAGGTTGGGCTGACGGTGGTCCCAGCCTTTATAGTCGTGTCGGGTGTCGGCTTGGTCATATAAGTAACATTGGCCGTGGGCTGCGGCATCTGACCAGACAAAAGTCCCATAGGGCGAATGTTTGGCTTAAACTGAATATCTAGACCCGGAACATTGACCGCACCTGTCACAGTTTGATTAAGAGGCTCCAAGGCAGCTTTGACATTCTGTTCGTAGAGTTGTTTCCCTACATCGGCAATGTTCTGCCCAGCCTGAATAGTCGCGCCAATCGTACCCGGAGCGGCAGCTTCTATGCCCATAGCTGCCAAGCCAGCGGCTCCTTCTAGCGCCTTTTTCTTGACATAGTCTACGGCAGGTCCAGCTTCAGGCTTTTTTGCAAGGGCTTCTTCAAACTGATCGAAAACATTAGGCATTATTTATCTCCCACGGCTGCTGGCAAGTGGCCGGGAGGCCGCAGCCATATACTGTCGTGCAAGTTTTTGCCCCTCTTTCAAAGATTGGGCAACACTAGGCGGTTTCAAAGCTGCGACCCCAGCGACAGGTCCAGCTTGCTGCGCCGCCTGTAGCAGGTTCTGCATCGCTGCGCCTAGCTGCTGCTGCTGCATAGCAATGTCAGGCTGCTGGGGTTGCTGAGCCGCCTGTTTCTGGGCAGCATACTTCTCTTCGTTAAAACGGGTCTGAACAGGAACCGTGGGAAGCTCTGTCACGCTAGGAGTGCTAAGTTCTGCGTTGTCCATAGCAGAGGCAATGCCAGCAGCAACTAAGCCAGCCCTGCCGCTCTCGTACAGTTCTGCCGTCCTCTGAGCAGACGCCATAATCATCTTTGTCCTAGGCGCAAAGTTTTTCAGAATGTCCTCAGGAGACTGGCCGGTACGGATTGCTTTAGACAAAGCATTCCAAGCGGGCTGGCCAGGAACAAACTGTTTCATGGTGTACATATAGACCAGCGGTTTGACTGCCCCGGAGAAAGCACCCTGTAGGATTTTAGTTACCAAGGATGCCGTCTGCATCTGAGCAGCAATAATGCCAGAGGTCTTGTCTACTTCAAGCATACCTTGAATGACATATGCATATTCTTTCATAGGCTGGTAGTAGTTGCCCATCAGTGTACGCAGTGCTGCATCATTCTGCGGATTACGCAACGCAGCACTGAGGTCAGTGGCCCAATTCTTTACAGCAAGCAGTCGCTGAGCATCGTCAGCAATGGACATGGCTGAAATCAGCTTTGAATGGACTTCTGATGTGAACATATCAGAGTAAAGCTGAGAAAGCTGCGGAGACACATTTTGTGCTTGCTGCTTAGCTGCTGCTAGTCTTGCAATACTGCCAATGTCAAATCGACTGGCTGCTGCGTCAATCTGTTTAAGCATTGCGTTGGCATCGGTGGTTCCAATGATGTTTTTAAGCTGACCGATACCACTGTTGTACCTAGCCGGAACACCAGAGGCAATATCTCGGACGCTCTTAACAAACTCCTGTACGTTAGGAGTGTTCAAGACATCGTCCATAATCTTCTGACCTTCAGGCTCGCCACGAACCCTGCGCTTCACAGTGTCGCGCATGGAGACAATCTTTTTAAGGTACTTCTTACCTACCTTGGCAGCTTCCTGAGCAGTCGTTACCTGAGCCAACTCCTGCGTCATTTTGTTGTGCAGGTCTCGGACAAACATATAGCCAATTTTGCCCGTAAGCTCTTTGGCAGTCGGCATACCAGAAGCGGCCGCAGCGGCCTTTCCGGCGTCGGTTTCAGGAAACAACTTGTTGAGGTTACGGACAACGTCGATCAGAGGGCCACCGATTTTGCCTTGGACAATGGACTTCACATATTCCTCAATGTCCGTTGACTTAACCGGGCTGGTCAGCAAATCAAAGATGCCCTTACGGTCTCTGGTCCCAAAGAACGGGTCTGCGTAGTCCTTTTTATAAGCCGCTTTAGAGATATTAAGCTGTTCCTTAGCCGCCGCACCTTCAGGAACAATCTTGTCAAGCTCTTTGACAAGCGCATCGGACGTAAGAAGGCTTTCCCTTACAAGAGGACGGTTTCCGGATTTCCACGCTGAGTTCCGAATGGCTTTTTCTGCTTCCAAAAGGTCATAGGCGTTTAGCGGAGGAGGCCCCTTAATTTCCTTTCCGACGTACTCTGCCGCTTCTTGGGCCAGCTTGGTTCCGGCAAGTTCTGGAGGCAGTTTGAAAGCAGGTTCTTCTTTGGATACAACGGCAACACCGTTCTTGAGTTCAATGCGGCCGTCTACCATTTTGCCGTAGTTGTTCTGAAGCAGCCTATAGACGTTTTCAACAGGCATATTGTATTTTGAAGCAACGCTGTTAATGACATCAGCAACAGCATCGTCAGAAACACCAACAAGCCTAAGTTCTTTCAGAATAGGACTTCCGTAGTATTCAGGACCAGCCAGGCGTTCTCTGATCTTGGTAGCTGTGCGCTTCAGGATGTCGTTGCTGTAGTCAGCCCATTTGACAATGTTGTCCGTATTAGCCGCATCCTGAATAAACGGGCTTTTGTTCAGGTTTTTAACTTCAGCGTATGCCTTGGTGATCAGTTTCTTTTCTGCATCAGAAAGTTCTTTAGCAGCTTTAACAACTGCCTGTTCCACCGACAGTCCAGTGGCTATTTCTCGATCAGCCAGAGTTACAATCTTGTTGAGAACGTCTGACTGCCTAGAGACATAAGATTTAGTATCACTGCGAATCGCCAGACCTTCCACACGCGGGATCATGTTGCGAGCAACAAGACCTGCGTTTTCGGCCTTTGCCAAGGTGTACAGACTTACCAGATTGGCATTATCTGCTCCGATCCTTGGAGCCAAGGCCGCTTCAGCATCGAGAACTTCTTTAAGGTAAGTTCCACTGGTAAGGGCAGGAACCTTGCCAAGTTCGTCGGCGTTATCTTTAAGAATCTTGGCAGTCTTGCCAAGTCCAGCCAACGGAGCGCCTAGCAGAAAGTTAGCACCAGCGGCCAGAGAGCCTTGAAGACCAGCAGAGCCAAGAACGTCCTTCAGGCTGTCTTCATTATAGCCCTGAAGTTCCTGAATGCCCTCCAAGCCGATATACGCAGCAGCATCGCCAACACCAGCACGGATAGAAGACGCCACCAAACCGCGAGTAAGCAGAGACCCAAGAATACCCAAGCCAGCCACCTGACCACCAGGTGTGGCGGTTAGAGCAGTGGCGGCAATAGCGGCAACACCTTGGGCAATCTCAGGGGCAATGTCAGCGGTAACGTCGGCAAGTTCAAAACCGCCGCTGTCCACCATGCGCTTACGACCCTGCGGATCAGCTTCCTGACCAGCGTTAACCTGACCCTTTGGAGTCAGATAAATTTCACCGTTGTCTATGCCCCAGTTACCTTTGCCAACAGCCTCGTTAAGCACATTGGCAATCTCTGCTGGGTTACCACGGGTCATTGCCAGCTTAGTTCTCAAGCCAATGTCGGGAACACCTGTGTCAAAATCAAATTCTTTTTCGGCCTGATAAACAACCCCGTATCTAAGAGCAGTTGTCGGATCAATCTTGGCAATAAGGTTTTCAGCCTGATCAGGCGTAGTGCCTTCAGGAAACTGATACTGTTTTCCGTTAGGAGCGGTGTAGATTTCGTATGTAGGCATCTATGGTCCCTACTATGGTTTCGTAACCGTCTGTCGATTCAACTGCATCCCCCTCTGAGGAGGAGCAAACAGGCTTTCTACAGGTTTGTATCCAAACTCAATACCAAGTCTGGTTGATGCAGCTTCATACTGAGAAACAGAACGATTAAGAATATCCTCAAGATTTTTTCTTAGCTGTTTATCAGTTGTAAAGAGGCCGGGGTTTAGGATAAGTTTTTCGATTACATCATAATCGGCTTGACTTACTTGAGCGCCAAATACCCGCTGTTCATTTAGTGCAGCAATAATCTCGGCCCTTTTCTTTTCAAATTCCTGCCTATTAGTTGGGTCCACGTTTGCCACCGTTGCAACTAAATTCCGTATACCCAAGGCGGCAGTTCCGAAAGCGCCTCCGACAGGAGCGCCGGGAGAACGCAGAAGAGTAAGCATCTCTTGTATGTTTTGAATTCCCCTAGGAGCGTTCTGAACAATAATAGAATCTTTAGCAATTTGTTCAGGAGAATAAATTTTCTGGCGTTCTCCGGGTTTTGCAGCCTTGGCACCAGCCTTGACCTGCTCCAAAAGAAGTTTCTGCTGAAATGCCTGATTCTGAGCCTGAGCGGCAAGCTCAGACTGCCGCGTACCATAGGCACCACGGGACAACTGGGAGATAAACGTATCACCGGGACCAGTCGGCTGCGCTTCGGGGCGCATGGAGTATTCCAGCAAACGATCAACAGCACGGCCGATTGCAGGGTTGTCGAAGATGTTGCTGACTAGGTTCCCAAACAGGCCAAGCTGTTCACTCTGCTGACCAGCTTGCATACCTGCGTTTACCGCATCTTGCCCAAGACCTGGATACGGCGTTCTCGGTGCAGCAGCGGGCGCAGCAGCGGGTGCAGCAGCGGGTGCAGCCTGAGACAAAAGTCCAAGCTGATAGCGAGGGTCACGATCAGATTGCATAAGCTCATTTTGAACTCTTGCGGCGGCATCCTGCTGAGCCAAGGCAATACTGGGCATATCGGCCCAAGACGCTTCTGCTGCTTGCTTATCTCTCTCTGCGCGTTCCATTGCCCGCTGGATGGCTATTTCTTGGCCAGACATAAACGTAGTTGGCGTGTAAGGCATAGTTTTCTCCTAACCCAAAAGTCCGCGAATTCTCGGAGCAGACATACTAGTAACCCTAGCCCTAGCCTGTGCCTTTAGAGAATCCAAAAGCAGCTTTGTCAAATCCTGCGTACCAAGACCACGCTCCACAATCTCATACGGAGACTTGATGGCCCCGTAGCTGGGCTGACGAGTAGGCATAGAAATTAGACCTGGGCCAGTTCCGCCAGAAATGCCCGGAACGGGTTTTCCTAGATCAAGTTTCTCTGCTGCACGTTGGGGCTTGGGCAGCGCAGCGTCAGCTTCTTCCGCCTCGCTTTTTCGCATCTCCCATCCTTCTAAAGCATCTTCATAGTCCGCAGCAGTTTCGTAATCATCAAATTTTGGTTCTGGATTTTCATCTAAGAACTTAAACATATTTGGGCCAGAGGTGTACTTTCCAATTGTGTCTGTAACAGACGAGTATGCGTCGGAAATCCCACTTCCGATACTTCCTAAAAGATTTGAAGCACCTTGTCTAATATCTCCCATCAGTTGTCTCCCCGCAGCGCAGCTTCTTCCAAGACCTTGCCGTAGTTGACCAGCAGGTACCCGTCAGAGCCTTTCGTGACAGCTTCCGGAAGAACTTCCAGAACTTCCTGAGCAATGACGCCCATCGTCGGCTGATCTTTGGCCACTCGTTTGCCTTCCTCGTTCCATTCCCAAGTATAGACATTAAGACCATTAGGCAACTTGCCAACGCGCTTGATGTCTGTCTTGAGGCGGATGTCGGATGGCTTCGCAAACATACTTCCAATAGTGCCAGCAGCTTGTGCCATCTGCATAAACGGACTTGGCCCACCGCCAAACGCCTGAGAGCCGTAGCCAGAACTGGTCTGCTGCATCTGCGTAGAACTGCCCAGACCAGCCAAGCCGCCAAAGAGGTTGGCCAGAGTGACCAACTGCGCCCTCTCGGCTTCCTGCTGCTGCTGAGCCAAACGGGCAGCATCGCTAAGCTCTGCCGCTTGCTGAGCTTGCTGCTGCGCCCCAACAGCTTCATAGAGGCTGGCAGGAGTGACAGCAGCGGCCATGACATTCTGAGCATAGCCGGGAATGCTTGAAAGAGCAGACATACGCTGAGCTTCAGCAGCCTGATAAGCCTTGCTGAGAGCATCCTGAGCAGCAACCTGACGCTCGCGCTGCTGGAGAGCTTCCATTTCGCCCAGAGCCGTCGAACCAAGACCATACTGGCCAGCCTGAATGGCCTGTTGCTGCGCCATCTGCTTGTCGCGCTCGGTCATCTGACGGGCCTGTTGGGCAATGGTGCCAACCTGCGTCTGGTAAAGCTGGCTCTGCTCGGCTGGCGTCAGAGCGGTCTGGAGCAGCCCGCCAAAGCCAGCCTGAGTGGCAGCAGTAAGCTGCGGGGCAAGGTTCTGAGCAACATCAAGATACTGCTGCTGAGCCTGTGCCGTGGACGGCATTACGCCGGGAACCAGCGAGCCGGTGTAAAGCTCAGGCGTCTGAGTAAAGGTCTGCTGAATCTGAGGCAGCAGAGACTCAATATACGGGACAACCGGAGCATAGGGTTTAATCTCCGTATTTCCAGACGTTGTAGACTGGAACGGAGTGGAGACAACCACCGGAGGAGGAGGACTAAAAATACCGCCCATGTTCAAATCCTTTTGTATGTAGAAACGTAGTTTAGTTTATAACCCATAGGGGCTAGTTCTCTTTCCCACCCCTTACGACCAACAACTTCCACAAACGAGAAACCCAGAGACTTATAAAACTGTTCCACCATTGGAAACATATCTGTAAAAACAAACGTGCCACCGCACGACTCAGAATAGATACCTGTGGCTGTTGGGTAGCTGACTGAACCTATGATGAAGCTACCTACTATTTTGCCTTCTTCGTCTACTGAGACCCAGAAGTCTGTCTGCTTGCCTAAAGCCCTTTTGATTAAATCTTCCGTACGAAAAAGCTCCTCGTTTCCCTTTCGCACAGCGGCTTCAATATAGTCCCAACATTGTGCCAGTTTTGCCTTGAAGTCTGGATGATCAGGATTGCAGAGCTTATAACTTAACCCATGAGCCACCGGAGTCGTAAAAGTAAATTCCTTCTCCGGACCCTGGGTTCCAGCTTGTGCCATCAGCATACCGAATATCACCCTGACTTGGTTTCGTAGGTGCAGCGTAGACCACATCCAAGTGTCCATCGCGCAGCAGATCAAGAACAGCCTTAACCTGCAAAAAAGTGTCCGTCAGGTACTTCGGCATATCGGCCGCATCCGACGGGACAATAGTTGGCTGAAATCTGAGAAACTCTCGGCTCATCGGTCAGACACCACTTCGGTCTCGATGGCGTAGCCAGAAATCCTAAAGATTGTATCAGCGTTGGTTTCAAACTTGACAGCAATGTACCTGCCACGAATTCTGCAATCTACTTTATAATCTTCGCCAATGACAAACGTCACCGGGTCAGAATAGGTCACACCCTCAAACGGGTCCATTTCGTAACCCACGCTGATCTGCAAGCTGCCGGTGCCTTCGATACGCGGGATCAATTTGGTGACCTTCTTGACCTTGTTGGTCTTACCAGCATGGAGACCAAACCGTTCCAAGCGGCTGCTGAAAGTCGTACCGTCAAATGTCAAGCTGCTATCAGCCAAGTACAGCTTAGTATCATTGGTGCCGCACATCAGGAGCGAATCAACCGCAGGGTTGTACTGCTGAGTGGCCCATACAACCGTGTCACCTTCCCAAGTATCAGCAGAAGCTGCCCATGTGTTTGCCAGCGCAGGGTTCACAAGACCCTTGGCAATGAAGTTGACACTGGGCAGTTCGCGCAAGGCCCATGTGTTGTCAATGTAGTTCCAAATGAGCGCACGATTGGGGAACCCGTTTGTCGCATTGGTCTGGGGGTAGCAAATCCAGACTTCGTTCTTAATCTTGTTGTGAGCAAGAAAAGTCTTGTAGTAGTAAGTGGAGTCAATATCGCCAAACAGGAAGGTCTTCATCCTGTCGTCAATAACGCTCTTCAGGCTGTTCCCGTTATGTGCCACAACGTCGTTGGTGGACATCATAACATGGGTACCATTGCCAAGATCGACTACGGCTTGCTGCGAGAACAGGCCGGTATCCTTGAACTTCTCTTGAATGTTAAATGTAAACGAACCGCCGACATAAGTCAAACTATATACGCTATCTTCCTTATAGATAATCAGTTCGTTGCCAAGCTGGAGGGCGTTTAGGATATGCCCCGGAGTACCGCCCAGAGTGGTCTGACCAGATTCAGACGCGGTGCTGCCGGTGTTCCAGGTGTCGCTGCCATTGTCCACAGCGCCTTCAGGAATGGCATCGCTCCAGCGTAGGCTGAAAGGCAGAGCCGTGCCGCTGTCGGTCAGATTAAGAGCCACAAGGTGGTTTTTGAACGGTACAATGGTCTTGCAGCGCAAAGCAGCGGGCCACTGGGGCAAATCGGTAAACTCGGTGCCAGACTGGACAAAGCTCTGCGGCACATCGAGGCCATTGGTCAGGACCAAGCAGCCACCCAGCACACCACCGATCCAGTTGTTCTCAGTTCCGGCAAGGGTGGTGTAGGCACCAGACAAACGGGTTACGTCGGAATGCGTAGTTCCGTTGATCTTGTAAAGGTTCGTCAGTCCACCGTAAATCCACAGGTCCGTAGACCCCTGAAGCCAACTGATGGCCCAATAGGGGGCAGCGGAGGGCGTACCCAAGACCTGCGTATGGCCGAGGATAGTGCCACCCTTCTTGTTCACAAAGCGGACATTCTGGCCATCGGTGAACATTGTGGGAGGCATATCGTAAGGAGACAAATCCCTGTTAAGGGAGAAGTTTCCAAACTGGGCCGGGTTAATGTCAAACAATTCCTTCGGCATCAGCCAGCACCCGTGCTAGTGTCCTTGGTCCAGACGGTGTCATTATATTCCTGAAGGGCCATAATCTGGCCTTCTTCGAAGAGAATATTTCCACCCTCTTCCTGAATTACGCAGAAGTTATCGACAACCCAATTGGTGTCAGCCATCACGCACCTCTACGGACCAAGCCGCCGGGGTCACCCTGTACCGTCATTGTCAGAACAGTGCCGCTGTAGCGAGCAGCATCTTCGGCCGCTTTGACATCGCTCAGAGCCTGACCATAGAGGGTGGCGAACCGCTGCACCTGGTCGTTGTCGTCCAAGTAGATAGCCCCTTCCATACAAGACCCGTAGAGGTACAAGGAGGGGAACTCGGTGAGAATATTGTTGGTCAGGTTGGAGTCAGAAAGCGGAGTCAGCTTCTGGAAGTAGTCGATATGGATGGTGTACGCAGCGTCAGGCGTAGGAGCCAGTTTGATGTTCTTGCCAAGGTTCGTGTAGGCCCTAGGAAAGCCGTTGGAGTAGGTGCCGTATTCGCGGCTGAGAGACTCCGGTGACAGGTAGCTCAGGGCATAGCTGTTGCTCGTAGCGTCATAGGTTACGTTACGAAGCTCGATCATATCGCTGGGCAGATTGTAGTACGCCTGACCACCAGTTGTCGTGGTTGTCGCACGGACCATGTTCACCCTTGCCCGAATGTCGCGGTTCAAGCGGTTCTCGACAAGCGTGATGAAGTCCGGAATGACCGAAGTCAGGTCATTACGGTTCAGATAGTTGGCTACGCTGGCCTTCAGTTCTGTGTAGTTTGCAAGACCCATTAGAGCTTACTTTCGTGAGTGCGGAGCCACGCCCAGTCGGGGTCATTAAGAAGTCTCTTGACCTTGGGCATATGATCCTTGTTGAAAACGTCAACTCCCAAGTCCCGCTTCCACATTTCGATAACAATAAGCGGAATGCTGGCAACCTTACGCATACCGTTACGCTCAACACCACCGTAGGGCGAGTCGCCCCTAAGCTCTTTACGATTGAGTTCCAATAGTGGAGCAACGTCCTGCTGGCTGTTCAGAATAACTTTGTCAGCAGAATGATCGTACTTGAAATTCGTTTTAATCGGAGAATCAGACATCTGTTTCCTCTAAGGCTATGTAGGGAGGGAGCAGCACTGGCCACCCCCTCCCCTTATAGCTGGGACTACGACAGGTCGTAGACAGCACCGAGCGCCTTCTCGTTCTTAACGACGAGAGTGTACTCGGCAATCATCGCACGCTGTTCGCCATCGGAGGTCGAAGCGACTTCACGCTGGAAGAACGGACGCAGATACGCCACGCCATAGTATTCCGGATCGAGCAGCCAAACGTCGCGGGAACGCTGGAAGCGATTCGGCACCACAGCCATTTCACCAAAGTCGGAGACATAGACATCCATGCCGCCGATGATGCGCTGATCCGCCGCTTCGATGCGGTTCGAAGAACCACCCGAAGCACCGACACCAACGAAGGACGAGAAGGTCTGCTTCTGCGACGGAGC